ATGAACTTCCGACACGCGACCTGATTAGCGCGGTCAGTCGTGGAGATGCGCGCAGCTGCGCCCTCTGACTTCTTAGCAATCGATGTTGCTATCAAATCCAAGTCAGCGGCTTGTTTCGTTGCTGCGTCTGAGGGTTCTTTACCTTGCCTGGTCCACCAACTACAAATACGGTGATACCAAGCAGGAGTTCCCGGGACATTCGGGCCGCCCGGCTCACCGCCGGGTCCATGTAGACATATCTCCTCTGGAGGTGCCTCTTCTGGCACTGCATCCTGAGGCACGTGGAGGGCTGCTAGACGCGCTGCTAACACGGACATATCTTGGTCCGGCGAAGCCACGCCCGCAGGTTCGACATTTCGAACAACCCGCCTACGAGTACGTCTTGTACGCTGATCCTGAGTCTCACAGACACCTATCTCAACACTAGGAAAAACTTCCTCGTTTGATGGGCTTTCCGGGACCACTAAACCCTCAGGTAATTGTGCGGGTGTTTCAACACACGCTTCACTCACAACCGGGGCTATAACACGTTCAGCGACATGGGGACTCACTTCTCCGTCATGAGAGCTCACGCTGTCACCCCCCAGTTGCGCCGGGCCTACACTGCCAGCATCACTGCTGACAACTCGCTGAGGCCTTCCGCTAAACCAGGGCGCACGCGGTACGCGGGCAGAGAGCATCCTCATGCTCTGCCTGCCACCGCCGACAAGCGCTTCCGAGTCAACTCTCTGCTCGATAACTCCTCTCAAGACGGGCGGTTGAGCCTGCCTCGTGCGGTCATGTTCTTCAAACCTTGCGCTCAAAAGGACCCCTGAAGATGGCATGCGTCGCGCGACGTCAGCTGCTGCTGACCTTGCAACGTCTGCCTCTATGAGAGCTGCTCGGGCAGCGCTAACGCTGACCCTTACAGCTCTATGGGGCCCTCCGAAGTTCACTCCTTTACTTCGATGAACGCTGAACATGCCGACAACGCGGCAGATCTCTAACCTAGAGACTGGCGGAGTCTCAACAATGGGTTCAATCCTAAGACCCGACTCCTCATGGGGCACGCCTGCCCCCTGCAGAGCCCGCCAG